ATGTCGGTATACGATGATGCCGAGGGTGACCTGATACACGAAGGGCTTGAAGCCTACTACGATGCACTTTGTGGAGCCATCGAAGCAGTATCAGATCAAAGCATGGCGGATGCCATCATTGATGAATTTGCTCGTCGTGCAAAGGGCTTGTATGCCATGCACGGAATGAAGAGCGTACAACCCGCTTCACTGCGGGGTGTAGAACGTCGACTGCGGGATGCAGTCGGTCTTAGCCGGTCAGCTGCAAAGCGACTTGCTCCTGAGTGTTGGGATTCACTGCGGGATGCAGACCAGCCAGAAGCAAACCCGGTCATCGTAGTAGAGGCGAAAGCCCATGACAATGACGAACGCCAGGACTTACTGGCTCGTCTGGAGTTGCTAACACAACTATGAACCTTACACAACTACAGAATCAAAAAGACTCTGTGCTTGCTACCGCGCGGGAACTCGCTTCCGGTAACGGTGACATTGCACAGGTCAAGAGCCTTATGGCCGAAGCCAAGGGCATCGAAGAGCGTATTGAGACCATCAAGGCACTCGGACAAGGCCACCCTGTGGCAACCGAAGCGCAAGTAGACCAGCCATGGAAGTCGGGCGGCGTTGGACGCAATCCACTCTCCGGTACTCGTGATGAAGCCAACTACAAGGCTTACGCTTGGGGTCAATGGGGCCGCTCTATCATGGGCAACCGCAAGGCCGCTGAGTGGGTAAAGAACAACCTGAAGTCACAGAGCGAAGGCACGACAACCGCGGGTGGTTTCACCGTACCGGATCCGCTGTCCTCTGAGCTTATCTACCTCCGTGAGCAGTTCGGAATTGCTCGGCAGAACTGCCGCATCTACCCGATGTCTAGCGATGTCTTGAACGTGCCGAATGCAACCGCAAGCACAACGGTCTACTACCCTGGTGAGAATACCGCTATCACCGCTTCCGACTTGACCTTTGCACAGGTCAACTTGGTAGCAAAGAAGCCATCGATTCTTACTCAGGTTTCTAAAGAGTTGGCCGAAGATAGCATCATCGACTTTGGTGCAACCCTTGCCCGTGACATGGCGTACTCGCTTGCCAAAGAAGAAGACCGCGTTGTTTTCAACAATGCTGTCGATTCTACTTCTGGTCTTGATGGTATCCTTTATGCTGTCTATAACCTGAACGCAACCAAGGCTAACATCGCATCGCTTCAGGTCTTCACGACCGGTCAGACCATCACGTATGCGCCAACACTTGCTAACCTCAAGGGTATGGTTGCCAAGCTCCCAACGTATGCACCTAATGCCAAATGGTTCATGCATAAAGAGATTTGGTACAACGCGATTGCACCACTGCTTGATGCTTTGGGCGGTAACTCGATTATGGACATCCAAGGCGCATATGGCCCTAACCCTATGCTCTACGGCTACCCGGTAATCTTTGTCCAGAACATGGCTAAAACGCTTGCTGCAACCACACCGTACATCTTGCTCGGTGACCTGAGCGTTGGTACTGCATTCGGTGACCGCCGAACCGTTACCATTGAGGTATCGGATCAGCGCTACTTTGTTGAAGACGCGCTTGCATTCAAGGCAACTGAGCGTTTCGCTTTCTCCGCTTTCGATGTTGGCAACGTCAATGCCACGGCATCCAGCCGTGTCCCTGGAAGCCTTATCGTCGGAGCATCCGCAGCTACATAAGCCTAGCGGTTTCTATCTTAAGCCCTCGGCAGACGTGCCGGGGGCTTTCTTTATATGTGGGATAGTGGAGCATGATGACACGAGCCGAAGCGATAGCGCAGGTTTCCCTTTTTGTGGATGCCCAAAGTTATCCGCAGATGTCCACCACCGAGATAGGGAGCATTCTTGATTCTTACTCCCGGTTCACCACTTGGGCAGTATCTACCACCTATGCTGTCGGTGACCGTGTAGTGCCTACAACGCCCAACGGCAGGGTCTACGAGTGCCGGGTGGCCGGTACGTCAGGCACGACACAACCCGATTACCCTGTCTATTCTCCGTACCAAGTCAAGGGCTACACGCTGGAAGATGGAACCGGTGACCCAACCCTGATGTGGGTAGACCAAGGACCAATCAATGTTGAGCGCTACGATGTCAGGACAGCCACCCGCCAAGCATGGCTGATAAAGGCTAGCCGTTGTGCAAGCGACATCGATGCTAAGGAAGGCACAAGCGATGTGAAGCTTAGCCAACTCAAAGCACATTGCCTTTCGATGGCTGAGCGCTACAGACCGTTGGTGTTCGCATGAGTCCGATTCTACGCGCAACCATAAGCGCTGGCATGGTACGCAACCTTTGCCAAGACCGGGTAGAAATACACCGCTTCACCTTGACCGAAGATGGCCGTGGTGGTGCTACTGAGACGTGGCGCAAGGTTGCCGAGTACAACGCCAGGCTAACCAACCAATCAGACACAGAATCAATCGTAGGTGGTGGCATCCAGTCATCGGCACAATGGACTTTGATTATCGCTGTCAGTGCTGATGTGATGCCGCAAGATAGGGTTTACCGGGTAGGTGATGATGCCAAGTATTACGATGTGATCGGGACAGACTTTGGACAGACAGAATTACTTGTACAGCACGTAGGGCTGGTGGAGCGGACATCATGACGGCAGAGATGTGGGTTCAGATTGGCATACAAGCCTTTATTACGACTATGTCAATCGGTGCCGCTTGGGTCGCACTACAAGTCAGGTTGACGCGCCTGGAGACTCAGGTGGCACACATCATCAACACCTTAGACGGGCAGCAGCAGGAAGTGCGCCGCATAGAACAGCGACTCGGTAAACTTGAAAACAAGGTCAGCGCGTTGGAGGCAGTAATAAACCGATGAACAGCATTTCAATCAAGAGACTCGTGGTCGTTGTGATCGTGGCATTCGTAGCTGCTTTCACCTCGGTTTTCGGCGATGGCATCAGGACAAGCGAAGCACACGACATCAGCGAGCTGGGCGCAGTGCTGGCACTCTACGGAAGCAAGGCGGTCGCGGCGGGTGTATCCGCTGCGGTGAGTAGTGTGCTTGCGTTCCTCACGATGCCGTTCAAGGGTGTGGGCGCGAATAGTTTGAAGGTGGGTAAATGAACTTCCAGACTCTTGAGATAACAAACAACCCACAGAACCCAGCAGACTGGATTGTAAAGGGCATCATCACAAACGATGCAAACGAACCGATAGCAGACTTTGGGCCTGATGGAACATCGGTGTTTACTTGGTGGGCGCAACAGGATTCGGCGTGGCAGTTGTCCATCGTGAATCAGTTTGTGTGGTTGATGGCTGCTGAAATCGTGAATGGAACAGCGGAATAATGGCAACGTACTATGTCAGACCAGACGGCAATAACGCCAACACTGGAACAGGGCCAACCGTAGGACAAGCGTGGCAGACCCTAGCGCGTATTGTCCAAGCAGGTACAGCGTTCACATCTGGTGATACGGTTTACATCGCTCCCGGTACATACCGCCAAAGCATCACCACGACAGCGACCTATACATCTGCGACCAACTTTTTCGGTGACCCTACAGCGGCACAGTTCCCCGGAATGACGCCGGGTATGGTACGCATTACTAACAGACTAATCAACGATAACAGTGCCGCTACTAGCCAACAATTATGGGGTGGCGTGACGTTTGATTACATCAATATCAGCAACATATATTTTGACCATTCCTCAACTAAAGGAGGCATTTATTACAGTGGGTCAGGTAATAACTCATCAATCAAAAACTGTATATTTTTTGGCAATAGTGAAACTGGTGGCGGTGTTGGTGGGCCACCAATATGGTTGATATCGGTTAAAAACGTACTAATAGAAAACTGTATTGTTAATCGTGCTTATGTTGCGATGTACATATCAACTACTACTGACACCAACACTAATGTAGTTGTACGCAATTGCTATATTAACAATACTGGAAGTTATGGCATTTGGACAAATACTGGTGTTGGTGGAGGTCTCATTATGACCAATCTACTATTGTCCGGCACTACTGGTAACGCGGTGTATTTCCAAGGAACAGGAAATATAACGTCAAAATCTTATATAACAAATAGCATTTTTCATATTTGTGCTGGTTCAGTTCAAGGTGCATCAGCAACGAATATTGTTGAAGATTACAATCGCCGCATAAACTCTGGTGGAAATACAACAGTACCGACTGGAACAAATACCGTTACTGACGGCGCAACGCAGTATGATTTTGGTCATACGTCACTGTTTGGTTTAGCAGTACAAAAGCCTTTTAGTTCTATTATTGGCTCCGTCAACAGTGGGACAGGTTTAGCAACCTACGCAAGCACAAGCGACCTCTATGGGCAGACTTGGTCAGGTGGTGCAGGTGTGCCAGATATTGGCGCGGCAACCGCTGTACAGGCATCAGGGACAAGTTACTACTACCCAACCGAACGCAACGCTAGTGTAGTAACAATCGCTCCAGCAAGCACATCACAAAGCATCGAGCTCTACTTAGGTGCTACAGGATTGACGTTTGCAACCTCTGGTCTAGCGGCATACTACGTTAGGAATCAGTCGGCTCCGGTGGCTATCACGCTGGTCACGCAGACACCTACAGGCGCGTGGACATCTGGTGGCTTTGCTGAGATAAGCTCAAGCCTTGTGCCAGGCGTGTATCGGCTTGATGTCCCTAACGCGGCATTTGCTGCTGGTGCATCTGATGTCACGATTGTGGTGCGTGGTGCTTCTGGTACGAATGGAGCAGTCTTGACCGTTACACTTTCCTCTGGTGGCTTGACGGCAGCGCAGACAGCCGCAGCGGTGTGGGATGAAGCAAGGGCAAGCCATACTACAGCCGGTACTTTCGGGCAGTATGTGAACGCCGAGTTGGTTACCCCGGTTACCTCTGCCGCTCTGGTTCGCATGGGGCCGTTTGAGGTAAGGGCTGACGGCTTGGGCGCTTCTGATCCATTAGACATCCAGAAGGGCGCACAGCACGGAATAGACATTCAGTGTGTAGACAACAACGGCGCAGGGATAGACATTACTTCCGCAACGGTTACGGCTAAGGTCTACAACAGCGGTGCAACGCTTGTAAGCACTCTTGCTTGCACGGCAACCTATGCAGCTGATGGGCGGGCAACGTTCACGCTTACTACGGCGGTAACGAACACGCCGGGGACTTACACCGCTACGATTACACGCACAACGGGTGCATCTGATACGCAGATATTCGGGCCACTGCGAATCTATGTGAGGGACATCTAATGGCATTGATTTATGATTTGACCGAAGACCCTCAGCAGGTCATACAAGCCAGTGCGTGGGTCGGTGATTGGCACAGTTACGTTGTCCGCTTGGTAGACGAACTGGGAAGTCCTGTAGACATCACGACCGGTACGCTTGGTGCTACCTTCACCAACATCCAGACCGGGGCATCGTACTCTTTTGTGAGCGGTTCGGTTACCTTGACTAAGCAGTACAGCGCACAGGGTATCCTGAGCGTCCTCAACCCGGCGGCATACCCTACTGCAGCGATGATTCGGATAACCGTATCCTTCACGGTGAGTACCACGGTGAGACGATTTGGTCCGCTTGAGATTGAGGTTCTTGCTCCGTGATAAAGATGTCGGTAAGCCTGAAGAAAGTGCGGCTTGATTCTTACCAGAAGAATCTACGCCAACTTTCACAGGTTGTCGGCAAGGCGGCGGCTGACATTGAAGGTGAAGCCAAGTCTAGTATTCTGAAAAGCTCTGGCAAGTACAAGCAATACGGCGATCACTGGTCAAGCCCTCCAGGCTCACCGCCAAACAACGACACCGGCAATATTGCTAACAGCATCGGGCATCGAATGACGGGCGCAACATCTGCGGAAGTATTTGTAAGCGCAAAGTACGGCGTACCGCTGGAACTTGGCTGGATAGCAAAGTCTGGTAACCACGTACCGGCAAGGCCTTTCCTGCGTCCCGCTGTGGAGTATGTAGCCCCGTCTTTTCAAGCGGCTTGTAAGGTCATCCTGAAGGGTGGTAAGTAATGGCATTTGAACCTGCCGTGATTGAACAGTGGATCTACGAAACTCTAACCGGCGATACTACCTTGATGGGTTTGCTTGCTCCTGACAATAAGCCTAACGGTTTCCAGATGGGCGTGTATAACACCATAGCCCCGCAAACAGACCCGGTGAGCCGCAAGCAACCGATTACCCCTTACATTGTCTTTGACCGTGCAGGTAACGCAGGGCAAGACC